AGAAATCGCCATAACCTCCTGTTAAACCTTTTTGGAAGATTTTAGAAAGGTCAGGAAGTTTAAGATTTTTAAATTCGGGTATTGTTTGCAAGTCGCGGCATATCTCATTGGTATCAAACTTAATTATGGTTTCGAAGTCTGCATCTTTTTTGCTGCCTGCGCGATTGTGCGCCCAACGTACTAAGTCTATTACTTTACTTTGTAAGTCGCTTACATTTAATTGACCTACGTTTGTGGCTAATACTATTTCGTTGTTCATAATATTGGTTTAATTTCTAATTCTCCATTCATTATTTGCGCCTTAACGTTGTCAAATACTTCGTTTGTGGTGCGCCTTGTTGGTGTTTCTTTTTTTTGCGCAAAGTTTTTTTCTTTCTCTTTCCAAGTTATTAGCCTGCGGTTTAAGTCCCAAAACTTTTCATCTTCAAATCTTAATTTCTTACCTGACTTACTTGGTTCAATCCAATATTGGTAAAAAGTGTTAAGCATGTCTTTACCATACAAGTTTAAAAAAGGCTGGAGTGTGGAAGCAAATTTTAATTTGCGTTCTTCTATATCTATTACCTTATCTTTAACTATTACTATATCATTAACTGTATCTGTTACTATATCGGCATTTTTGGCATTCATTCCCATGCGTTCGCATGCGTTCGCATCTTTTCGTTTTTCCCATCCTGCTTTGGCAATATTAGAATTGCGTTCGCTTTTCTCTTTCCACTTCAATAGGTCACGTTTTAAATTTTGCTTTATAGGCTCGAATAATAACCCAGTTAACCTATCTATTGGCTCAGGGCTTAAATCGTTAATATACGCAAGATAATGCTTGAATAAACGGCCTGCTTCTTCATCTGTTAATGGTCCTACTGTGTGTATTAAATCACAATACAATAAAACCGATTTTTTGTTTTCAGCCATGTAAATAAAAAAGCCCCAATAAACTTGTAACGGGTCTCACTTCGTTACTCATCCATCGAGGCATTTTAATAAGTTTAGGTTCTTATTATGAGACCGAACCAACACTGCAAATATAGCTAAAATAACTAACCTGCAAATTTATTTTTTAGCGTAAAAGGTATATCGTAAAGGCTTAGTTTCATTGAGATGTTACCTTTTAGGTGCGCTAAGCGATAAGTTACAAGCAATACTACGAACCGACAAACAAAGACGGCTGACGTAATATATTTTGTACTCTATCATTTGACATTTTAGCGTGTTTTTCTGTTATTTCAAATCCTATTGTTTTACGATTTTCTTTTACCGACATAGCACATTCAGTACCACTACCAGCAAAAGGCACTACTACTAAATCATTTGGTCGGCTACAAGTCAAAATTAAAGCCCTTGTAAGTGTTTCAGGTTTTACTGTATCGTGGTCGTATTTTGCACCAGTCTTACTTGCTTCGTTTGAATATCTAACTATTTCTTGTAGCTTAAATTGATTATTAAATGGCCGCCTTAAAAGTTCGTATTCAGCCCTTAAAAGTTCGTATGGTGTAGTTAAAAATGGTTTGCACCAATCTTGCAGTTTTTCATACATTTCTTTAGTTAGCATTGTTGGCTCTGCTTTATCTAAACTTAAACAAGCCGAAGCAACACCACCGCCATTTGTTGCAGTCCCTAAAGCCTCATTTACTTCTTTCAATACTATTTTACCTTTTGACTTTTCAATTTCAGCCCTTATGTAATCCCTTATAAAACTTACACATTGGGTTAAATTATAGGTTTCATTTGTGTACATCAATATTCTTTCGGTGCAGGGTGCAAAACTTCTTATTCCTTCACTTTCTTCTAATCCCATAAAAGAACCTTTATCCCAAACAATATTGTTTATTAAATCAAAATGTTCGTCAAATATTACTTGTGCATAAGCTATATTTTTAGCGTGTCCATACCAAAATAAAGTACCATTATCAGCAAGTAAGCGTTTGCACTCAATAGCCCATTTTTCAACATCTTTTAAGTATGCTTTCATATCCGACCAAATGAAATCAAAAGCACCTTTTACCTCAAAATATGGCGGGTCTGCAATGATTAAGTTTGCACACTTATCAGGCAAAGTGTTTTCTAAAAAATTGATATTATGTATTTTATTTACTTCCATTTCTAAAATTCGTTGTTAATAATCCGTACTGCTTGTAACACGTGTTTGGCAAAAGTGGGCAGAAACATTCTGCTAAAATTGAGCGTTCTACAAGCCCACCTTCGCCAAGCCCAAAAACGTTAGGCTTCTACCCACACATCAGCATCATGTGGCAGCTCAAGTGTTATGATTACAGCACGTGTTATTTTAATAATTTCACACAAAGCGTATTGGGTTAAAATAATACTTGCCATATCTGAGTCAACATCCATTAACTCGCTAAATGTGTTTAGCTTTTTTTGATTAGACAATATTTGGTTGATATAATGTGGGTTTATCTTTTTCATTTTGCTTTTATTTTAGTAGGTCTTTTTTGGTTTTCTTTCTATCAAGCATAAACATCTTGTGAGTGTGTCCATCTGCCCAATACTCATGAATAACATAGCCTTTACTTCTTAAAGGTGCTATTATCTTGTGGAGATTTAACGTGCCTTGTGCGCAACGTTTTTTGGTGTACTGATACGCATTACTTCCAGTTACTACTACCCCTTTAATTAGCAGTTCTTTTACCGCTTCGATTTGTGTTGGTTTTGTTTTCATAATTTTTCGATTTCTTGTTTAATTTCTATCTGTTTTTGAATTACATCAAACGCATAGCATTTTTGGTTTTCACTAACCTCAACAATTGTTTTAATCTTTTCTTCACATACTTTCATTGCGCATTGTTTGGCTAAGTATATTATTTCATCGCCTAATAGATGCGAGTATTTATCGGCCATTCTTATGTATTCTCGATAAAAAGATAGCAACTCAATCGCTTTTTCTTTTGCTGTCATAATGTTAATTTACGTTTAGTTATTAATAATTCAAAACTTTCGATTACTTCTTCAACTGTATCAACCATTTCCCACATCATGCGAGGATTAGCTTTTTTAGTTTCTGTATTAGGTGTCTGAGGTGTGGTGGCGAAGTTGTCAAATATATAATTATACTTTGATAATCCAAAGTGCCTGCTATCTATTATGCCGCCAACCTCAACTGAGGTGGCCGACATCTTTCCGTTAGTGCGTTCCATTGATTTTACTTATTATGTCTGATTTAAATTTCTTTGCTTTGAATAGTTTGCTTTTAATTAGTTCAATGTGTTCTTCATCGCGTGGTACTTCTACTGTGTGCAAGTGGTGTGTGTTGTCGTAGAACCTATCATCAAAAGAAATAAACACGCCTTTGTCTGCATCGCATAGCCACATGTTCATCTGCATTTGCGAGTAGTATTGAGGAACAGCTCCCTTTAATTCTTCAGCGTTATTTATCATCATATACTCAAGATGTGTTTTACTTAACGGGCATTTAATTTCGCAAATAGTTGAGCCGATAATAATGTCAGGCGTGCCTCCACAGTTGTAGTATTCATCCGAGAAAAATACAAAGCCACCAACCGAAGTGTAGATAAAGTCATCATCATTTACCGACTTGCCAATTTTTTCAGCATAGGCTAAAACAGCTTGCGGCTCTACTTCATTACCTCGCTCCATGTTTGAATTATAGTGCTGTGGTTCTTCAGGTGCTAATAAGATAGCTACACGCTCACGTACATAAGTTTTTGCTCCTTCACTTAGGTTGCCAGCTTCTTTGTCGGATTTTAGTTTTGGTTCGGCTAACAACCTGTGAACTTCACTTGCGGTAAATAAACCACGCCTAAACTCTGCCCAATCTTCTTTGGTTTCAAATACGTTATACTTACTCATTGTTACCTCCGAATGTTTCGTTGTAGTATTCTTCTGCTTCCTCATCGGTTGCTCCACCAATATAACCGCAAGATTGCACTGCGTTTATTATCTCATCCTTGTGCATTGCTTTGGCTTGTTCACATAATTCATCAAATGTATTCCAATCTAATGATAAATGAGAGTTTGAACCATAATCTTCTAATTCTTTTTTTAACCACTCAACGCTGCTTTTATTAACCATTTTTACCTCCCATTTTTTCAGCGTTTGACTTTGTAAATGTTTCGCTCAAGTTACTATCAGGTTTGAACTGCACAATATCCTTGCGGTTAAGATTAGCTCCAAATAAACTTCCAAAGTGGTCGCAAGCATCCTTTATAGCTACTGTTTTAGCTATTGGGAAAGCCATGCTTAAAGCACCATTGTTGATGTTGGCTAAGTCAGCAGGACTTGAACCTTGCTTAGTTTGCAATTGTGCTGCTCCAATTCCGTCATAGTGCAACCATTCGCCACTTACAGGGCTTTTAAAGTGAACTCTAACTGTTACCCATACGCCATTGAATGCTGTGCCTTGCCCTGTAATCTCAATTCTATACTCTTTGAAAATCTTGCGTAGTAAATGCTCTACTTTATCAATAGGCAAGTATTGATAAGGTACTTTTACTTTTCCGTTTGGCGTGTCTACCTCTTGATTAATGTAAGGGTGGTTTTTTACCCAATCTTTTGGAGGAGTTTGATTTAGTAATAGATTTAGCTGGTCATTCTTCCAAGCTACTTCTACATCTTGCGTTAAGTCTGCAAGTGTAGGTACTTTTACGGGTGTGTTTTCCATGTTTTTCGTTATTGGTTAGCAAATATATTATTTAGGTTTAATAGTATCAAGATTTATTTTTAGGATATTTTGATTGAACCGAACTGATTGCTAACTCGCATTTTCTCAGCTGCTCGGTGTAAGTCTTATCGTACCTGCATAAATCTTCGAGAGTTTGAATGCCTATGATTACGCTCGAATGGTCCATGCCTCCCATGATTTTTCCAACTTGCTTTAAAGAACTTGGCGTGTAATTATAAAGTAAGTAGTAAGCCACTTTCTTAGCGTTCTGAACTGGGCGTTTTCTGTTTTGCGATTTAAGAACTGTTTTACTAATTCCAAACTCCCGCTCAACTGCTGCAAAAATAGTGTCAATAATTATATCAACTGTTTTTGGTTGAGGCTTCGGCTTATAAACGTTACGTATAACGTGGTAAACTGGTGTTAGTTGCATATTACTGTTCTCACTAATTTAAGTTCTTTTTGATTTAAAAGCTGACGTGAGATAGTATTCTCATCATCTTCAAATGTGCGGTGCTGTTTAGCTTCTAACACTCGCAATAAATGTTCATGGTTAACTCGGTGGTTAATAGAGCGTGCTGTAATTGATGTTTCTGTTTTCATGTTTTTATTGGTTTTAAATGTTATTATTGTTTTTTTTATCTTTTTAGTTCGCTAAGCGGTTAGTTAGTGGTAATTATATAGCGATACTAATCCCATATTTCGATTTCATTTTCAAAACATATAACCCACAAGCAGTCATAGGCATTGAGTATGCAACTGATGTTTGTTCTTTTGGTGTTAAATCTTTTGTTTCATCGACAATTTCTTCAATCCTACTTAGTGTAAGCGGTTTATAACTACCACTAACAGCGGTTTGGCAAGATACTTCACACTCCTTAATTAGCATACTCAAAATATTATGTTGACCTGTTCCAGCTTCGTACACATCTCGAAGCCCTTTCATCCTTTTTATATGTTGTTCAAATTTATCCATTTTAATTCAGTTTATCGTTAATAATACGCTACTACGCAAAGCCCCAATACGTTATCTAAAAGTTTAAATCGTTTTCAAATTCTACCCACCACTCGCCAACGTTCAACCCAGCGTTAACTGCTTGCCTTTTCAAGCTGTCTTTGATTTCAATTAAACTCATTGGCGAGTAAGTGTGGTCTTTTATCAAGTCAAGTGAATTTCTTAGTTGTAATTGTGCAAGTTCCATTAGAGCATAGTATTCCTCCTCAGGTATTGCAAAAGTTAATTGTGCTACATTCTCAGTAAAACCAGTATTGCAGCATGGGCTTACTGTGTCATAGGTTGGCATTCCGCTATGTTCGCCACCATTAGCGATGTACTCAGGCACTTCAAATAGACCATTGCAGTCTAAGCATATTAATGTTGTTGTCATGTTTTCGTTTTTTAAAAGGTTATTTAAGTTTAGGCATTTTAGCTGCTATCAATAACAGCACTAAGATAAATACTAACTCGCCCATGATAGTAATTTGATAATTAAATCCGTTGCAAGGCCTACTAATATAAAGGCGGCTAATGCTAATCTGTGTTTTCCTGCTTGTGTCATGTTATTTAGTTTTAAGGTTTATAATTAATTCACATCCTAATGCTGAGGCTATTCGCTCAAGTAGCTTAACGCTCGCATTTTGGTTTTTTGTTTCTACAAGTTTAATCATGTAGGTACTTACTCCGCTTCTCTTTGCTAATTCAGCGGTGGTTACTTGTTGCTTTTCGCGCTGTTGTGTAATTTGTTTTCCGATTGTCATTTGTTTGTTATTGTTTATCAAAGGTAATATTTGTCCTGATAACTGCAAATATATTTGTAATTTGTTTTTGAGAAAGTTCGTAACTGATTGATAATCAAACAATATATTTTTAGATAAAACATAAAAAAGGCCGCAATTAAGCAGCCTTTTCCAACCTTTTAAAAACGAAAACTATGAAAACATGGAACAATATCCCGTATTGTTAAGCAATATTACGCAAAAAATGTTTACTGCAATAAAATGTTAATTAATTATTCCAATCAGTAACCCAATAACTCCACTTAATACAGCAGCTTTAATTAGTTTAATCATTGCTGCTTTCTTTTCTTTCTTAGCGAGTTTATTCATTGAGTTAATGGTAACACTATCTGTTTTAATTATGTTTGTTTGCAGCGTTATTATAGTGTCTTTAACTGCTGATTTATCCATGCAGTTTTGGTACGACATCGCAAGTACATTGATGCTATCTATCCCTTGCATGCTTAACGTTGCGCTGCTATCCGTTACTTGTGCTAAGGTGTCAATGCGTAAGATGTATTTAACACGCTGTTTTGCTGGCTTGTTTTTGTACTTTAAAATACTATCTTCAAGCTGCATTTCTAACAACATTAAATCGCTATGTAACGCTATTAGTGTATCGTTATAATCTGCATGCAATCCCGCGTTTTCTTCGTACAAGTTATTGAAACTTTCATTAACTCGCTCAAGTTCTTTGTTAGCCTCGCAGCCTTTAATTACAGATAGTATTAGTACGCATACGACTAATAAAAATGCTAAGTCTTGATATTTCATTTTATAAAAAGTACTTGTTGTTTAAGATTGTTTTGGTCGTAACTTACATGCACCCAATCAGGGCCGCTTTTATCCCCGTATTCGTGTATCAGTTGTTTGTACTTAACGTTGTCTTTTAGCCAATTAAATAGCTTCAGATTTTCGCTTCTACTTCCTGCATCAATATCAATACTCATTCCAAGCATGTGGTCGCTTGTAGAACTTCCACCCACAGCAGTATTTAAAGCCTTGCATCGGTAGAATGAGTTTATTTTAATAGGTTTACCATACCACTCACGCAATGGCTCAAAGCACTTTTCAGCAACCAACTTCATGTTGCCTAAACACTCATCATTTGGTTGATTAAATATGCCACGTCTTATTGCTGTTACGCTTTTTGTGGCCTCATCATAACTTATGTGTTTACTTATTTGTTCCATTATCTTTTGCGTTAATAGTTGTCATATATCCACCAAGTGCAATCATCCCACTAATAAATAGCGGTGCGATGTGTTTCGCATCTAAAGTAAATGTACTCCAATCAACATTTACCCATGCGTTTAAAGTTGCTACTAAAGCACCCATAAGAGTACTTAAAATAGAGCGTGTGTGTTTACTCATCTTCATTTAATTTACGTAATAATGCTTGAAGCGTTAAGTTTAGTTGATGTTCTTGATTCTTTTCCTTGTGAATGTTATAAGAAAGTTCTTCAAATTTCTTTTCTAATTTGTCAAGTTTCTCAGCTACTTGGTCAATCTTAATAGTGTGAATGTCCTCAAGGCTTTGTACACGTTTATCCAATGAATTAACGCGATTAAATAAATATAGGCAAACGGCCAAAAGACCGCTGCCTAAAGTATTGAATAAGTATTGTATATCAAATTGCATTAGGGGGCTAATGTTAAAGTGTATGTGCATTAATAGGTATTTCAATCGGTTCGCCTAAAATGCTTGTCCATTCTATGTCATAAGCAATATAATAAAATCCATCAGTATGTAGTGTGTGACTATTACTATCAAACTTTGTTACACCGCCATTAACGGGTAATCCATAATGTGTATTCAGATAAGCCATAGCTTCATCAGCTATTTTTTTTGTATTAAATTTATAGCCAAGCATTTTAGTATGTTTTAAAAATAGCGTTTATATTGTTTCTTATTGATGTGTCATTTGCTGATTTGTCTGAATTAAAGATAATAAGTTCAGATATGTAGCCTACTATTCTACCCGTATTATTACCTAATGAACCAATTTGTAAATTAAATGATGCTGCTGCTGTGTTTGGAGCTGTTGTCATTGTGTTATTCCTAACAAGTGTTCCGCCATTTATTGCAAATCCAGCACGTTGTGATGCTGTTACATTATCGGCATCAAATTGCGCTGTAATAATGTGTAGTTGTTGTGGTGCGCATATACCATTTGCTCCAACATTCCTTATTGGTGTAGGATATGCGTCTTGATTCATTGTGTTATTTCTTCCAGATGAAGCCCTATCGTCATACCAAAAACTCAAACCCCTATTTGAACCCGAACCAGCAGCATTTCCTAATAAACCATACAAAGCATTTGGGTCTGCAACTTTCCCAAATTCAACTACTCCGTATACCCACCCATTATTACCATCGTGTAAGAAATTATAAAGTGTAGTTGATGACGTAACGCTTAGTGTTTGTGTCCCTCCAAAATCAGCGGATGGTCTTGCAACTGCTCCACTACCTAATCCTGTACGTTTAACTATTACTCCCGAATTAACAAATGTAGGCTGTTCGCTTGGTGTGGCATTTGTAAAATGTCTTGTGCTACCATCTTGTGCATACATAGTAACCAATGTTGCACTATTTGCACCTGTCCATGTTGTTACAGCACTTTCATCAAGTAATCCATTTGTCCCTACTCCAAAATTACTCTCAGCGTTATCGTTTGTTCTACGTAAACGAATAATTGGTGAGCCATAATAAGCACCTCTTAATAACCTAACCATTGACCATGCGTTATATACATCTGTTTGGCTATCCATTATAGTGTCAAATATAGCCAACGTATTACTATCAGCACTTGCGCTTCCTGCTACATTAGTAGCAGTTACTACGCACTTAATAGATTGGCCTGCATCTGCTGCAACTAAAGTATATGTGCTTGCATTAGTGCCAATGTTAGTTGCTCCACGTTTCCATTGGTAGCTATAAGTTATTGGTGCTGTTCCTGACCATGTTCCGTTGGTAGTTGTTAGCACTTGGCCAACAACAGCCGTGCCGCTTACGGCAGGCGCAACGGAATTGGAAGGAGGAGTCGCAGCAGCACCACCACCAATATTTATCTTATTGGTTCGTATTCCTAAGCCTATCATATTATGAATATGCTATTACTGCGCCACTTGATAAAGTAAAACTTGTAATCTTGCCAGTAACTCCTGCTGGTAAAAATGTGCCTGCTTTAATTGTTACACCACTTAAACCTTTAGTCGATAAAACGTCTACTCCACCAATAGTAAATGCAGTAAATACACAGTCGCTCATTACTACCAATGAGTTGTATTCTTTACTTGTTTGCGCAGCGGTTGTTGAAATTACTTCAAATGAACCTGAACCTGATATTACTTCTAATGCTAATGCCATAATATTATATAATTAATTTTTTATTTTTTGCTATTTTAAAGGGATGAAACATCTATTTTTCTCGTATGGTAACTCAATAACTAAGTCCATTCTCCAACCATTTACTTTGTCAGGGAACGCTTCGAACAAAGGATTTAAAGCTATCGTATTTGACAGTTCAAACTCATCTGTATTGTTTGGATTCATAAGCATTGAGTAAACATCTTGACAAATGCTTAGCGTGTCGCTCAATATGTCTTTTTCGTTTGAGTTGTCATCAGCTACTATATCCAAAATCAAAATTCCTACACCTAAACTTAATGTCTTATCCGTAATACTTGAACTCAAAACATTAACCCACATCAAAGGATAGTTCTCTTGCTGTGTGCTTAATTCAAAGTCCTCGCCAAACCCAAACCCGTTAAGGAGTTTGTAGCTTTGTTGTATTTCCTCGAGTTTGTTGATTACTTGGTTTAACGTTGTGAATTGCATTTTGTTTGTTTATTAAAAACTGTTGTAGTTTTTCGATATTTTTTTTGTTCGTTCCTTTGTTCATGTTAGCAGTATTTACAATATTCCTTGCGACCTCTATCTATTGCAATGCCCTTAAAGTTGTTATCTCCAAAGCAGCATGAGTTATCGCCTAACACCATGCCACTTGTGTAGTTAGTTCTTTTAGGATAAAGCGTGTCGATATTCGGGTCGGTTTGGGTCAAGTATGAAGGATAAATAGTCGGGTTTGAAAGCAAAAACTTCGTTAAACGCTCAGCGTAAAACTCGGCCTTGTTTCTTGCTCTATCTTCAATCGCTCTAATTTCATCCAATGATGCAGGATTCATGTTATCTGCATTCTGAACTCCCACCGATTTGTTAAAATATTTGTAGTTCATATTCATTGGCAACTCTAAACGAGTGTACCAAATCATTGCAGGTTGAATGTAGGTGTCCATTAATGTTTTGTTAGCACCATTTAACGCTCCTGCTGTTACTTGCGCTACTAACTCATTATATAAAGTAGTACCCAAAATTGGAAGTATATAATAGTTTTGAACGTCATAAATAGTAGGTGTTACTACTTTCATGTCAACGTTATCTTGTAATATACTTTCGGCCTTTAGTGTGGCTTCACTTAAAAATAATACTCTTGCCATTATTTTTTCTTTTTATAAACTCCTTGCAACCAAATGTGGCGGCAAGCTGGGTAATGAATATCTGTGTTCGGGTCTGTGTACCAACCGCCACGTCTTCTAAACGCATCGTAATTAGCCTCTCCATATATGTTGCCTAATTCCGCACCAATCAAGTTAATTTCCTCTCTTGTATAAAGTCTATTAGCTGACATCATGCCTTGACAAAATGGGCGACTTTTACCACCACTTACAAGGCTTGGCGCATCTTGCCTTAATGCGTACTTGTACATTACAGTTAACTCAGTAAGATCAGGCAAATTTGCCTCTTTTGCTTTAGGGGTTACTTTTAAATTGTCATCTAAGTAACCTTTATCAAGCAAGTTAGTCATTATTTCGGTTGCTTCTTTCTCTGTAATTTTTAAATACTTTGCAACGTCTTTAGCAGAAGCATCAGGAGAAGTCTTTAACAAATCAAGTATAGCCTTTTCAGTATTAGTTAACGCGAATTGAACGTGCTGAACATCGCCAATATCTTCTTTGCTAAAAATATGCTTGATAGTTTTAACGCTCATGTACTCATCTTCACTTTTACCAAACTTTAAAAACACATCTAAATCGCGTGTGTCTTTTATTTCATCATCGGCTGTAAATTTGTGCGAGCATAAAGTAATAGGTTGAACTTCCAATGGTTTACGACCTATAATTTCACGCATTTCATCTTTAGTCAAGATGTTCATTAAAACATTCTCACTAAAGTCAGGCATAATAGGCTCAATGTGCTTAATCGTAACCCTATTGTATAAGCCTAATAACTCATTGATTACCGCCTCAATTACTTGCTGCTTAGGTGTAACATAAGTATTTTGAAACAACTGAAATGCTGTGGCCATTTCGTTACGACCTCCAAGCTGACCCTCAGTCCTTATGCCAAATAGCATGGGAGAGGTAACCTTATGGCCGCAAAAAATCTCCTCTTGAATAGTTTTGTTTAATGCTTCGTAACGTTTATCAAAGTCATTACCATTTAAAGGTATTACTTCAGGTGTTCGTGCTGGGTCGTCAACAAAATCAACTACCAATGAGTTTGCTCGGTCAGTACCAACAAACTTATTTTTTAATTGGCGTTCAATGGTCTTCATCTCCTCATCTCCTGGCACACCATTTTTAAACACAATTAAAGTGCCACCTTGAAATCCATTTTGGATTGCTGCTCTGTGGAAGTTTGCAATCTCAGCATCTGTTATAATTGCAGGCACAGCACCAATGTATTCAGGCAAAGTATAAGTTTGAATGTTTGGTCTGTACTGCTTGATGTACATTAAGCACTCGCCTGCTTTGTCCGCTTCTTTTGTGCCGTATGCAAAAAATTCTTTTTCAGGTATTACTCGCGTATTTTCTGCTCCCTGCTCATCCAACCACTCCTTTGAATAGTAAAACCTTGTATTATTGTAATTTGACCTAATATCGCAGTAATCAATGTGGTATATTTCTGCAATGCTTTTCTTATCCTTAGTTTTAATGATGTGCAAGTAACCACCACCAAACAATTCAGTATCTAAAATCAGTTTTTTAGTTACATCGTAAAGCGTTTCTTGTGGATTTGCACTACCAATTAACGCTGAGGTTTGCGCTATTTTATCAGCTGGCAATCCTTCGGTGTTAAAGTTGAATCCTTGCCCACCGATGTATAACTGTTTAGCTGTAATAATAGCGTTATGCTTTGCAGAGCGATTAAATAACGTAACAAGAAACTGCGGATAAGCGTTATTTTCTCCGTATTTAATCCAATCTTTACCACGCATCTCCTCAAATTGAGGCACTTTGTCGTTGCTAAAGTTAACTACTATAAGGTCGTTTGCTTTTTTCATTAGTTAATTTGCTTAAATGTAACGTAAAAATTAGCATTAGTAGCCGTTCCTGCGCCACCATCTACTGCTATATTACCGAAATGAAGTCTTATCCTACCAGTTTCAACGCGATAGTGCATAATCATTGGGAATCCAATACCTTCATAACGCAATCCTATTTCGTAATATTTATCTGTTGTAATCTCTGCACAGTCAATATAGTAATACTTGTTTGACTTAGCCGTCATGGTATCTGTAAAAACAGCTAATCCACTTTCGGCAACCTCAAATGTGCAAGTGTCTCCACCATCTGCGGTGTTGGCTAAGTCGTAGTTATCTTGTTTATCAGCTAATAAATTATTTACCTCTGTTTTGGTGTAGGTAGTTGTTTGATTAGCTTTAGCATTTAATAAAGTATCGGTTTGCGTTTTAGTGTAGTAAATGCTGCTAAGTGCCGAAGTTAAATAGTCGTACATCTTCGACATGGTTGTGCGCATAGTTACTCCACTCTGAACCAATGGGAACATGTCTCCACTCGCGTTTGATGTAACTAAATCTAACTCACTTATTTTTTTATTCTCGCTCATATTAAAATCAATCCGTTATCTTCTTGTAAAATATAAAATCCGTTCTCTTGTAGTAGTTGTTCAGTCGGGTTATAAACTATTAGTGTGTCTTCGTTACCCGTGTAAACTGTTGGAGACTCATTTGCAGGAACTACCCAAACTTTCCCATACTCAACTGATTTAGTTATGTGACTAACCGCATCAGCGGCAGTTGTTAAGCCACTTAAATTTGATAAGTCAGTTTGGTAAACAATATAATTGTAAAATCCCTCCTCGCCCAATTCAACTTGACCTGCTAAAGTATTAGCCAAATCTCTTTCGGTTATACTAAACTCATTGTAACGCTCTTTAAAAGAACTCTCATCAGTTCCAATAAAGTAATAGTCTACATTGCTTGTTTGGTTGGTAAACTGAAACAAATAGTATGGGTTAGTTACTGTGCTGTTTTCAGTCAAAGTAACTACTACTGTATTTGTCGTGTTTTTAGTAAATCGTATCACTATCTATAAATAACAAAAAGTTAAAAAATTGCTAAAACAAAAAAGGCAGCCTAAGCCGCCTTTAATGATGAAAATGAAAACAAACCTATAATAACGCTGCTATGATAGTTGAGTCAACTTCAGGGCTAAACGTTTTCTCCATTCCTGAGAATGTAAGAGTGTAGCCTTGAAAATCATTCATTGCTTGGCCTGAAGCAGCAGTACCACCGCTTGACTCCATTCCGTTTGCAATACCGCTAATAAAGTAAGAGCCATCTTTATTTTGGCAGATTATCACGGTTCTATTCTTGATTAACAAATCAAATTTGTAAGCGTTCTCAAATTGTAACTTAGAAAAAGTCACTGAGTAAGTTGGCTCATATGCTACTGTTCCATTAGCTGGGTCAGTTTGTATATTCTCAACAAAGGTATTAGCACCTTTGGCCATTAACTCATATTTGTAGAATTTCTTTGTCGAAGCCATTGTAATGGCTGTAACATATCCACTTGCGTTTTGCGATACAGTAGCTACGTCAGAAAGTGCAGCAAAGTAAAGGTTTTTTAAACCTCCTACTGTGTCTTTACAATCTAATGCGTAACCCTGTGTTATTGCACATGCCATATTTTTTTTATATTATATGGGAGGTGTTACCCTCCCCTTGTTAATTAAACTGTAAACTTAACGATTTCTGAAGGAATCGCGATTTGAGTACCATACTTGAACTCAGCTTTGAAACGAACTAAGTCAAAGTCTTCTGAGTACCACATTTTGAACTGGTCTTCATCGCTTTCCATATCCACACCTACGAAGATGTTAGAAGTACGGCCTGCATATATTTTAGAAGTACCATTCAATCCGTTAACAGGGATTACTTTTACGTTAGTACCTAAAATATAAAACTCGCCTTGACCATCTGTGTTTGGAGTGAAGTGGAACAAGTTAGCGTTAACTAATGCAGTTTGATATAAACGTGCAACATCAGTACCGATAAATACTCCTAAGTCAGCTTTGTCTAATAATTGAACTGGAATAGCTGCATAAACTGCTTGCATAATGCTAATAACATTTGCTGCTGTAATTGCAGTAGCTACTGATGAAATGTAAGCTGTTGAGTTAGCGTTTACTACACCTGAAGCAGCACCAACGATTTTAATTAAACCATCAAAGTGTTTTAATGCGTTGTCTGAACTTGCAGTATCACCTTGCCAAATTGCTTTCTCGATGTTCTCAGCAGTTTGACCTGCATATTGTTCAACGATTGCACCTTCAATTTTGCCTGGTAATGACTCGTAGTATGAACCATTAGTTAACAATAATTGAGTGTATTTAGTTTCAAGGTCTTTTACGCACCATTCCATGTTGATTTTAATTCTACCGATGGTTAAGTTACGTGAGCTGATAGCTGAATCGCCTGAAGCATTAAAGCCACATGAGCCACCAGCTTGGAAGATTACATCTTGAGTTAAGATAGGAACTTGAATACTTGATTTTACGCCTGTTAATTTTGAAAATAAAGACGCTGATTTTGCTGTAAACAAAGACTTGGTAACAAGCATTTGTTCGTTTGTCTTAGTGTAATTACTAAGTGCGGTAACGTTAAATGACATAATTTTTTATTTTTTAATATTTTTGATGTTTTTGTATAATTCTTCAATGTTTGAAGTTGATTTACTAAATGCTGTTTTAACAGGCTCAATAGGTGCTGCTGCTGGCTCTGCTGCAATGCTTTCAACTACCTCTTTGATAGCAGTAAATTTGTTTTCTACTGTCTCGGTAATAGCTGATAACTTAGCTTCTACTTCATCGCTGCTCATGCCTTCAGGTTTCTTTGACATTTCTTCCATCTTAGTTTCTAACTCAGCAACTTTTGCCGCAAGTTTTTCAACTAACATTTCCAATTCAGTTGCCATTTCAACCTCAACTTCAACTTCTTCTTCTTGTTCTTTAGGTGTAACAGTAACCACTAAACCTCCTGCGGTTGTTACTACTGTTCCATCTTCAAGTGTGTGTTCGCCATCGGGAGCAGCTTGTTGTGTTCCTGCTTCGTCAATAACGAATAGTGGTGTGCCTGTGGCTAATTCGCCATCCCAAACTACTACAACACCCTCAGATGTTTTAGCTTGTTCGAATTTCTGTGGTGCTAAACCAAGTAATTCGGTAATCTTTGTAAATGCTTCTTTACGTGTCATGCTTATAAATATATGTTTAATTAATATTTGCTTTTTTGAGAATGCTTATAACTTCATCAACCTTGCTTGCGTCAACTCCTTTTACTACGTCAATAATTTGGTCAATAGTAGTTTGTGGCTGTTTGTCAATTGCTACTGTCTTAAACATTCCCTCAACTGAAAAACCTTTGAACTCGCCCGACTTAATATAGTTTTCCCAAACGTCTTCGTTGTCAACTTTGAACGAACCAAACCAACTTCCCTCAGTTAGATTGTAACCCGTTGGCGATAATATTCCGCGTTTACTGTCGATAATAAAAG